ACAGCCAAAGGTGCGACTCCGGTCGAGGAAGAAAAACTCAAAAGGTTTATGATCGATATTGAAACCTTGCGACGCGATCAAACTGTACATGTGCGCAGGGAATCGACAGACGCTGCGACCCTCTCACAACTGAGAAAAGACCGGGCACAGATAGAACAAGGTAAGTGTGCCGCATGCGGCCAGAAGCTACCGAACGCAGCCACTGCGCTTGTCAGTGCTGATCACAAGATCTCAATCCTCGAGGCGAACGTATTCAATGCTCGGGAGATGTCTGAAGCTGCAGAAAAGCGCTACAAGGAATTGCAGAAATCCAGTGAGCATTTTCGTGATGATGTGGTCACCCGCCACCTGGAGAAAGCTCAGCTTGAGCAAGTTGTAAATACACTGAATATAGACATGGCTCGCATGCTGAAAGAGATTGAGACATTTGAACAGCAGATCAATCCATATCAGGAGCAGTTTGCTGATGTATATGAGCAACGAGGCATTTTGTTGATGGCTCAAAGCGAGTATCAAGATGTCGTCAGAATGGTAGATTGTGAGATTGTTGCACTCGAATACTGGAAATCAGCATTCAAGCAGATCCGCCTTTTCTACATTGGTGAAGTTCTATCCTCGCTTGCCATTGAGGTAAATGCTGCCATCGATTCACTTGGTCTCGTTGGCTGGCTTGTGCAATTTGTGACTGAGACTGAGAACAAATCAGGCACGATGAAACTGGGTGTGCAAATTGAGATTCGAGATCCGCGCGGCCGCAAAGGGAAGTATGAGGACTTTGGCTCGGGTGGTGAGGATCAGCGTTTGCGCTTAGGTATTGGCTTAGGAATGGCTTCGCTGATTCAGCGCGCCGCCGGTGTTGTGTGGGATATAGAAATCCTGGATGAGCCAACTCAATTTCTGTCAGCGCAAGGTGTAGAGGATCTACTTACAGCGCTCGCGTATCGGGCTGAATCGCAAGCGAAACAAATTTGGTGTATCGATCACAGGGCGCTTACGCATAGCAGTTTCAAAGAGCACTGGACTGTCACAAAAACATCAGAGGGCTCAAAGGTTGATTTCGCCGGGCGCACTTGAAGACGCAATTCTCACCTTACTTTCATTCAGTGATGAGCACGCGACAGCCATAGCGCTGCGCGTGCCTGCTGATCTATTCACCAACAAAATCAATCAGATCATTGCGACTGCGGCGCTTGATCACATTCGGCGCTACAGCAAGCCACCTAAAGGCCAGCTGGAATACCTGCTGGAATACGAACTTAATCGTGGTGAAGCCGGTAAACTCTTAAGCAATCAACTAGACTCCCTAACCAATCAAGCCAAAGATATTCAGCCCAGTTTCATTCTGGATGAACTCGATCGCTTCCTGGAGATTCAGCGAACAACTAAAGCGCTCGGCGCTGCGCTTGAGGCGCTTACAGGGGGCGATGTAGAAGCTGCCCGGGCCCACATGGCCAAAGCACGTGAGGGAAACGCTCCCAAGGGCTCTCCAGGCATTTTTATGCGAGATCCCAAACAGGCTCTGGCATTTCTCGATCACGATATCGAGGAAGGATTCTCATCAGGCATTCAGGCGATTGATAAAATGCATTCGACGCCGGCCAGGGGAACGATGACACTCTTCATGGCGTCGACTGGTAAAGGTAAATCGTGGTGGTGTCACGCCGTCGGTGCGGCTGCGATTCAGCATCACTTGAAGGTAATTCATATTCCATTAGAGAACTCCGAGGAGATGACCGCCAAGCGCTACATTCAGACATTGTTTTCACTCTCTTCTCGTGAGGCGACCGAGGTGAGCATTCCGTTCTTTTCCGGAGAATCGATCGATGTGCAAACCATCATCCGGCCTAGTGTGGCCAGCCAAAGAGAGAAAATAGTCCAGCGTTTGAAAAGCTGGGGACCGCGCATGAGCCTGTATATCAAGGGATTTCCAGCGGATTATCTGTCAGTGGAAGAGTTGGATTTATTTCTTGACGATTTCGTCCGCAATGGTGGCTTTTTACCTGATGTGCTAATTATCGATTACCTTGATCTGATGCGCATCGGTGCAGAAAACCTGCGCATAGATACAGGTAAAATAACCCGGCAATTGAAAGGGCTCGCCATGCGCCGTAATTGTGCATTGATTACACCAACACAAGGTAATCGATTGTCTGATGAGGCAAAAACGGTAAAGCGCAATATGGTGAGTGAGGATTGGAGTAAACCCGGAACAGCGGATAATGTGTATACCTATTCGCAAACACCTGAGGAGTTCAAACTAGGCCTGGCCCGCATCTCAGTTGAGAAGAGCAGAAATGAACGCGATCGCTTTATGGTGTTGGTGAGCCAAGCTTACCAAATAGGCCAGTTTGCAATTGACAGTGTCTTAATGCGGGCGGATATATCAACACAGCTAGATCGATTGACTTCAGGAGATTGAAACATGACTTATCAGAATGCCAGGAGCGTGCATATACTTTTGATTGTGGGCCTGCTGTTCTTTTTCTTCTATCCGTGGGGATGCTAAGAAATGAGAATCCGTAAATTAAAGGTAAGAGTCTTTGCTCCAGGTAACAAGAAATCAAGCGAAGCAATTATTAGTTCGACCAAGAATCGTTACTTGAAGCCGGCAGAGATGCAAGCCAAAGCGGAAGAGATCAAGCGTCAGGTAGAAGAACTGTTACCAATGGAGGAATACAGATTGGTAAAGCTCTCTTCCCGGCAATACAATCTTGTCTGGGTCAGCTCAAGGTTAAAGGTTGGTGACATGATCGATCCTGTGGTAGCGGAGTGGAAAGCAAAATGACTAAATGTCAACATGGAATTTGGGCAGTACGCGGAATAGTTTTTAAAGAAGGCAAGTTAGCTTTTCACTATCGTACATGCGCGCTGTGTGGATTTGATGTTGTTTGTACCGCTGAGGAATATGACGGATGTTTTGGATTACGAGAGGAAAAGGAGAAACAACCGATGGAATCAATAAGAGAAGTGAAAACCTGTTTCGAGCGTATAGGCGTGGAGGATAGAACAGTGATCTTCTGCACGTTGCCTTTGCATCATGAGGGACCGCATCATCATGTGCAGAACAAGTTGCCTCTTCCGGAGCGATTAGTGCCCCGAATCAGTGGAAGCATTCGGTCAGTTCCGCTAGAGGAGAGAACTGAAAATGTTCTACGTCCACTTGAAGAGCCTGCAGGAAATCTTCATTGCAATGTCTGCGGAGCCACTGTGGATTTCAAACTCTCCGTACTTCATGAGTCCTGGCACAAGGAACAGGATGATCGTTGGAACCGGAGACACGAGCCTTGAGCGATAAGCCTATACCAGATAAATGCCTTTACGATGGTCACGACTGGGAAGAACTTATTGATCCCCTATCTGGCGGATTTGTGCGGTGCAAAAGATGCGGCTGTACGAGGGATTGCGAGGAGGACGAAGAATGGTAAAGCCCAGCCCAAAGGAGAAATCATGAACGCAAAAGAGCAGGAGTCACAAAGGAACACAGAAAGTACTTGCGCTTAAAACCCAAACTGTTGTTATTATCGTTGACAGCATAAAAAGCGAGCTACTGGGGAACAGGGCTCTGAGTCCAAATCGGATTCAGGGCCCTTTTGCTTGTCGAGGTAATGACTTTGGACTTTGGACTCTATCTTCCGATATCTAAAATTGATGAGGAAAAGCGCATGGTGTGGGGTTACGCATCCACACCTACGAAAGACCTGCAAGGTGAGATAGTCAAAGTCAGCGCCATCAAGAACGCTCTTCCTGATTATCTTCAATGGTCGAACATCCGGGAGATGCATCAGAACTCTGCAGTTGGTATTACCGTAGAACATAACGTCAGCGAAAAGGGTCTGTACATTGGTGCGCACATCGTCGACGATAGCGCCTGGAAGAAATGCAAACCCCTTACTCCAGGAAAGCTGGATTCTGTTTATAAAGGATTCTCAATCGGCGGCAACACGATCGAGAAAGTCGGAGATACGATCACGGAGATCAAGCTGATCGAAATCAGTTTGGTTGACCGGCCGGCAAATAGTGAATGTCGCATAGACTCCATCAAGCTTGAAAAAGGTATAGCCGAAGTAACAATGGCCGGCGCTGATTTAGATGAGCCCTCCCGCAACACTCTCTTTGAAAAGTTTCTAGATACAGCACGCAATTTCTTTGGTACGGAAAAGTTCTCCGCGACCGGGGAACCCGTTCTCGACCTCTATGAGGCTGCGACCCTTCTGGAGGTCGAGAAGCGGGAATTCAAGCAGAAGGAACGTGAGCATCTAGCTTCAACCGGTGCGGCCCTCCCCGATGGCTCCTTCCCGATTTCAAATACCTCCGATTTGCACAACGCCATCCAGGCGCACGGTCGCGCCAAGGATAAGGAAAAAGCGAAGCGGCACATCATTGCTCGTGCTCATGCGCTCGGTGCCACACACATGCTCCCCGCGGGCTGGGGTGAAGGAAAATCTCTAACTATTGAGGACACAGACATGAAACTCGAAGAGGCACAAGCTCTCGCCAAGAAATATGGAATCACGGTAGAGGAACTATCCAAACGCCTCTCGAAATCACGCGCCATGCACTTTGGCAAAGCGATGGAGCATTTACACAAGGCTCAGCGCGAGCACGACAAGTGCATGAAGTGTCTGGGCAAATCACTCAGTGACGGTACCTTATTCAAGACGCTCATCGCCTCCGGACTCGAGAAGGGCGAAGCCGAGTCGCTTGTTTCGCACCTGCACAAGATGAGTGACGAGCATGACATGGTTGAACATCACATGGGCAAAGCTGCTGGCGGCCACGTCTCACAGGGCGGGATGGCTCCGATCGATGCTTCTTATGATGACTCCGGTGACGTCAAGGAAAAACCCCAGAGCGAACTGACTGAAGGTGAAGTAGAAGACATCAGCATGTTCGGTACCAATTCACCCTACGACGAGCATGAGCGTCACGAGTCGAGCGCACGCGGAGGCAATGTGAACAAGAAAGAACTCACTGATCTGATTAAGAGCGCCGTCATCGAAGCCACGAAACCACTCGAGAAGCAACTCAACGATCTCAAAGTGGAAAATGCTGAGCTGAAAGGCGCACAACGCGTATTGGCATCCATGCCGGGCGCCGGGCGCCGTGCCAATCTCTTTGCTCTCGACAAGTCCGCGCCGGCAGTAGCTATGCTAGGCGACGGTTCGGATGACAAGAGCGCAGTCAATGAGGAGATCGGCAAAGCTTTCTCGTCCATGGATCGTGACGATCCGGATAGCATGCTCCGCGGCACAGCACGCATCATCGGCCTCCGGGCCACACATCCGAACATGTTCGGCAAGTCAATCTTTGATCCTGAATACAAAGGTGGCGCTGGCAGCAGACGCGGCGTTTAAAACTCGCTCCTTTCGGGGGACTCCGGGGTTTGCCTGTACCTTGCGAGAAAACAGGCAAGAGTTTCTAACAAATCATTAACCAGAGGAAGCCAATGTCAACCACTTTTCCCAATCTAGAAGCCCTCCTTGACAACAGTGATTTCATCAAGGGGATTTCGCAGAAGATAGGCGCGCTGAACAAGGCGGACACGATTGATCAGTCGCTTGGCCTACTTTGGTATGACTTGCGTCCTGTGGTTCAGCTGCTCTATCCCTATAAGCAGTTGATCCCGCTGATCAGCCGCTTGCCTCGTGTGCCGGCCGACGGCGGCAATGCGTTTCACTGGAAACGCATTACGGCCATCAACATTAATAACACCTACATCGGTGTGTCTGAAGGCAATCGCGGCGCGGCGATCGCCATCAATCTCCAGGATCAGCAGGCGAGCTACAAGACGCTGGGCCTTGAGTCCTCTGTCAGCTTCGAAGCCAGGCTCGGCGCAATGAATCTGATGCCCGATGCATTGGGCAACGCGATTCAATCCACGCTGCGCTCCACCATGATCGGCGAGGAGCAAACGCTGATTGGTGGCAACGCCAGCACGCCGTTAGGCATTACGCCAACCCCAGCGCTTGTTTCAACCGGCACGGGCACAAGTTTCACGACCGCACAAACCATTTATGTACGCTGCGTAGCGTTGGCCCATGGCGCTTGGCTTGTTGCATCCCTGAGCAACGGCGTCCCGGGACAGATCACACAGCAGAACACCGACGGCTCGACGAACGTCTTCGGTGGCGGATCAGCACAACCATCCGCAGAAGCATCGCTTGCCATCGGCACAAATGGCAATTACATGCAGGCAACCGTGACGGTTGTGCCCAACGCCGTGGCCTATGCCTGGTTTGTGTCTGCAGCAACCGGCACCGAAACCCTCAAGTACATCACAGCCGGCAATCAACTCAATATCCTCTCGCTCCCCCCAGGCGGCCGGCAGCCGGTCACAGCTCTGCAGGTCAACGGAACCTATCAGGACAACAGCACAAACTCGCTCTTGCCCGATGGCATCCTGTCACAAATCTATGGTTCTGTGTTCGGCCCTGCCCCGTCATTGGCGATGTCCACAAATCAGCTATTACCTACCGGAGTTTCGATCACTTCCGGTGGATCGCTGATCTTTACCAAGGCTACTGCCAACACCGGCTTAACCATCTCTGGCACCAACATCAGCGAATTCGACGCCATACTGCAGGCGGGTTACGACCAATACAAGATTGGTTATGATCGCATCCTGATGTCATCCGCTGATATCTCGAACTTCATGGGTCAATTCCTGGGCCAGAGTGCTGCAGCTCAATTCCGCATCCTGTTTGACGCTGATGCGGAATCAGGGCGTATCGTAGCCGGCCGCAGAGTGACGAGTTATCTGAACAAGTTCTTCGGCAACACCCTCGATATCGAGATCCATCCTTACATTCCGCCAGGCACGATTATCTTCTGGAGTGACCGGGCGCCGTATGAGTTGAGCGGTGTGCCCAACATTCTTGAGGCTCATGTGCGGATGGACTACTATCAGATTCAGTGGCCATTCCGTTCCCGGCGCTACGAGTATGGTGTCTACACCGATGAGGTGTTTGCCTGCTACTTCACACCGGCATTCGCCATCATGAACAATGTCTATGCGCCAACAGGTACGCCATCGGCATAAAGGAGTCTTATGAGTGTCTCATTTCTCGCTCCACCGAATACATCGTACTTTTCGATGGATAACGTAACTGTGAAAGTGAATCCGGATACGTGCATTTGTACCGTGCCCGATCATCTGGCCGAGAAAGTGAAGTCCCTGCTAGGTTGGCCTCCGGTTGCTGAGAGCAAGCCGATCGAGGTCAGCACACGCAAGCGGCCGGAGATTCCGGAGATCCCCGCACTGGGCACAACGCCAGTACCGGACGCAAAGAAAGAGTAGTTCAATGCCTTATCCGACTGATCTAACGACGCTAGCGAGAGCGGCTAATTACATCACGCCGGGCCTGAGCGGCCAAGCGTTGAATGCGGCTACTCCTGTGCTGGCGTTGCAGATCAGTGCATGCTCGAACACGATTCAGCGATATCTGGCGCGTCAGTTGCCTGCGTTGGGACGTTCGGAGTTGCGCAATGGTCAAGGTCGTCCCTCAATCCGCACGTTGGTTACCCCGATCATTGAGATTTCCCAGCTCCAGATTTCGGCCATCGGCGGCTCAGAAGCTTGGTCAATCATCCCCCCTGCAAACGGCCAGGGCGGTTGGGGTTACACGAACGATAGTTGGTTCATCAATCTACAACCGGGTTGGTTCGGATCATATTTCCCGGTCGGCAAGCAGAACGTCCAGATTACTTACACAGCGGGTTTCGTTACGCCTGGGATGATCGCGCTCAACACATTATCAAGTTGGGTTGCATTGACACCAACGATTGCCGGCACACAGATTCAGAATGCAGGCTATTACTATCTCGCCGTTACGGCTGGTGCCACAGGAGCGACTGCACCAGCGTGGAGCACAGTTACGAACAGCTTGACGACCGATGGCTCTCCAGCGATTGCCTGGATGTGTCAAGGCGCTGTGCCGGTATTGCCCGCGGGGGCGAGTTACATCCCCGAGGACATCGAACTCAGTTGTCTCGAACTGGTGAGTTTAACTTACAAGAATCAAACACGGGTAGGCGACACAGGTACAGGTGTGGGACCGGATCGAGTGAACTACATGCTCGCGGCTATGCCCAAACCTACGATGGAGCGTCTGAATCGTCACCGTGAAGTTTTCCCTGTGGATGGCGCAGGAACTCAGTAAATTGACGGAGTGCATAAGCAGTGAGTACACTAGCGATCATGAGATCAACACCGTGGATGCTAGGGAACAAAAATGGTCTTAAGCATGGTTATTCCAGAACACTTATGTACAGGGCGTGGAGTGTGATGATAGCCCGAACTGATGTGGAAATTGCTCCAAGCTGGCTAGTGTTCACAAACTTCCTCGCTGATATGGGCGAGCGTCCGGAAGGAAAGGTACTTGAGCGTGTAGATATAAGTGCGGGGTTCTGCAAAGATAACTGCAGATGGGGGAAAGACACTAGATTTACTGTGCGTCATGGGATGACGTTTTCACCCACTTATACATCGTGGAACGGGATGAAGAACAGATGCCTGAATCCCAAAGTAAAGGATTTTAAATACTATGGGGGACGCGGCATTTCAATAGATCCCCGCTGGATGTTGTTTGAGAATTTCCTCGCTGATATGGGCGAGCGTCCGGAAGGGACAACCATTGATCGAATTGAGGTCAACGGCAACTACTGCAAAAGCAATTGCCGTTGGGCCGGTCCGGATATTCAAGGTAGGAATCGAAGAAACGTGGGTCCAGTAAATCAAGGAGATTGAAATGCCTAACTACGCACTTCCTAACCCGGCAACAGCTCAAGATCTTGCAAACATTATTGCGGCGATCGTTGGGAATTTTCCGCTTACTCCTCCTGCTGTTACCTTAACGGTTGCGACTTCGGGTTCCACCACATATACCTATGTGGTTGTGGCTAAGATGTATGGGCTGGCTTATCCGGTCACAGCCACAACTGCACTCGCAGCATCGACGCTCACGGCAACCAATAACATTGCAATCGCTTGGTCTGCACTTGTGCCACCTATTCCGGCGCCATCCACAGCGCTCTCCGCTGTGCTCTACGATGTCTACAGGACGGCTGGAGGCACGACACAGGGCAAGATCCTATCCAATCTGTCGCCACTGCAGCTAGGCCCACTTAACGCCACACAGCTCGCCGCCGCGGGCGCAGGTGGAAATCTGCCTGGTGGGATTACATTCAACTCAGGGTCGCTCAATGCTCTGCAGGTCATCGATAACGGCATTGCTGGCGATGGCACAACGCCTCCGACTTTCAGTAGCTTTGGCACGATTGCCACAGGAGTAGTTGAGCCGTTGCAAGTTGCTAGTGCCTCTGGTGCCATCATGATCGCCTCTGGCACCGTGCTAATTACAGATACAGGTGTGTGCGCTCTTACTTTGGCCCAGCCTGTTGCGGGTTCTCCTGCCTCTGGCGGGCAAGATGGGTCAACACTACTGATTAGTTCAACTACGGCAGAAGCACACACAGTTACTTGTGCGTCGAATGGCATTAGTCCATCACATCATTTGCTGACGTTCACCGCTAATGTAACCAGCTATGTGACTTTGATAGCCTATAACGGGCTTTGGTATCTCGGACCACTGCTAACTGTGACAGCCAGCTAACATGTTCAACATTCAACTCAGAGGCGATAAGCAACTGTCTGCACGGCTTGGCCGGCTATCCCCAGCTATCCGCCAAGCCGCGCGCAAACACTTAGCCGTGATTGGTGAGAATCTCGCCACCTACGGCAAGACAGTTGCCTGGGAGGAATCGGGCCTCAAAGTCAGAACAGGGGATCTCAGGCGATCGATGGCCGCCATGCCTGTTACGGAGAACGAACATGGCCTTCAAGGTGGAATGCTTGCGGGCCAGGGATTGGCTTATGGACCCATCCAGGAATACGGCGGAATCATTCGGGCGAAGAACGTCACGTTCCTTACCATTCCTCTCGATGAAGCCCTCACTGCAAGCGGCGTTGCTCGATTTAGCGCTCGCGATGCGGAAGCGGCTGGATATCGAACCTTTGTCCGCAATCACATCATCTACGGAGTCAAGGACGGTGTTCTCTATCCTCTGTTCCTCCTTGTCCCATCTGTAACCATTCCGGCTACGCATTTCGCCGGGCGCATTCTGGCGCCGAACAGAACAATGATCGAACGGGAATTGAAGCAGGCTGTGGATGAGGGGATTCACGAGTCGAAGTTAGGGAGTGAATGAATGAGTATTGAAAAGCGTATCAAGGAACTGGGACTTCAGTCCTATGGTAGCCAAGCGATCAGCCTTACGATTGAGTACGGCTGGATCCGAACATCTGAGAACGTAAACGGTGAGTATCGCCCGACTGTGAAACTCTTCATGTGGGTTGAGAACGGCCAGACAATCCAATGCGAGGGCAGCTCAGTTGAAAAGGTTCTCGACAAGGCTGAAGAGCGCTTGAGCCAGTACAAAGGGAGCAAGGAGCTGGATTAATTGCGTGCGAAACTGCACAAGATTCATGATCTATCAGGATGCCCGGCGTAAGGAGCAGAAAGTGTGGCACTCGGCAGGGAAAAGATCTACTCGGCCTTCTATGCGCAGATTGCAGCACTGCTGCTCGCGCCGGCCGGTCCTTTCATGTATGGCGGACGCAGGCCAGTTCCCCCCAGTGGATTGGGACAGTATCAGTATCCGGCTTTTTTCTTTATGGAGTCCGGAGAGATTTACGATCGTACCGTTTTACGTGCTCCTGCTCGCGTTTCGTTACTCGCGACCCTGAGCATACATAGCGTGTTGGGTGACATTCATGATGAATCGAGTGTGCCTCAACTGAACAATTTAGCGGATGCTGTCGAGGATGCGATTCAGGGAGCCTGTCAGCCGACATGCCAACTGATCCTGGGAGGATTAGTGCAACAGGCTTGGATCAATCATCGGCAGATGGTAATCACTGGGTCGTATCCGCAGCAGAGCTCAGTGCAGAACATGGGAATTGAGATTGTTTTACCACACTCTAGGTGAGTATGAAGACTATTGCAGAAGCACAAAGACACGGAGTCGGATGCGATTGCAAAAAGTGCTATGGCGATTATCGCGCTGCGGCCGGTTCCGGCAAGTACGACAAGGAGTGTGCTACCTGCGAAGCGAAATCGATGCATCATAACTCGATGCGTCAGAAACACGATTCAAAGGTTTGGGGCCATGACGGCGGCCCTGTCCTCTCTATTGAGCAAAAGGCACAGCACTTGATGGCGGCCAAAGCTCACGAGAAAGCTTCACATCACTTCGGTCAAGCTGCACGTGCCTATCAAGAGGAGCGACCAAAAGCTGCGAAGGAGCATGAAGCTTTTGGAGAAGACCATGCGGACAAGGCGCAGAAGCTCACCGATAAGTGTGACATGTGATGAAAGGGCCACACAAGTTCGAGTCAACACAAGTGAATGCGGCCGGGGAGCCCGCAGAGTTCCAACGTATCTGCAAGCGCTGCGGAGCGGTTGAGGCAAACTGTCCGCCAGTTACCTGCTATCGCGTAAGCTTCTGGCGTTGGCTGGCCCAAAGTACTTTAAAAGTTTTGACGTGGAAGATATGAGTCTGACTCCCAGTTATGGCAATCTCCCGACAGTCATTGATCCCACAGCGTGGGCTGGGAGAACCACAAACTATCTGCTCGATCCTGGGACGGTCCAGAACCAACTGCAAGCGCAACTCAATCTGATCTTCCAGCGGTTCAGTCTGTCGATCAGCACCTATGTGTTTCCCAAGTTTGACTTCGATACCTGGTGGGCCGGTCCGGACATTGCTTTTGTGTTGATCTCTTATGCCGGCGCCGATCACTCAAAACCCAAGTCGACCTCCGCTATGCATCAGGAGACGGTGCAGAAGTACAGGTTCACTATCGAGGCTAGGCAGGTTTGCTGGCCGCTGACTGGACCGGGCTCGGTTTATTACTTGCTTCAGTTCATTCAGCAGGCAATGGGTGGCTTCCAAGTGCCCGGCACGCGCCGCGGCTATTTTACTGAGGAGCGATTCAACGAACAGGACCCGCAAGGGCGTGTGTGGCTTTATGACATAACTTACAATGTCGTGTTCGATCGCCAGATGCTACAGCCTATCTACGATCTCGCGAATCTTGTGCAAGAAAACGTAGCAGTGACTGCGAGCATTGGTGAGAACGTCAGTCCTACAGAAGACTTGGTAATTGAGCCGTAGGGAGGTGTACCATTAGTTTCTTTCATGGTATTTTGATCACCGAAGTCTCCCTGGGCGGCGTAACGATTCAGGTCGTCAATTCGGCAATTATTGGTTTAGTTGGGACTGCACCGCAATGGCTGAATGGATCAGCCACCAAACCGGGCATCAACACACCTACGCTTGTCACGACACAGGCCCAGGCTGCCGCTTTTGGGCCACTGACATCCGGCTACACGATTCCACGCGCCCTGTATGCCATCCAGCAGCAGGGCGCGGGCGCTGTGATCGTCATCGACGTATTCGATCCGGCCACTGATAGCGCTTCTCAGACGGCCACAGCTTACACAGCCCCAGCAACCAATGCCATTCCCATCACTCTCGGTCACATGGGAATCATCGGACCTGGGCTCGGAGCTGTTTATGATCTTGAGACCACAGTCGTGGTTACGAATTCCGGCGCCACCACAACATACGTCGAGGGCACCGACTACACCATCGACTATGTCAATGGCTTGCTCTACACCAAATCGGCCGGAGCGATCACACCGTCAGAAGCGATCAAAGTTGCGTTCAGCTACTGCTCGCCTTCGGCTGTAACCAGCGGGAATATTGTTGGTACGGTAACGAGCGGTGTTTACACCGGCGCGCAGTGCCTGCTGAACACGATGGCTACGATGGGAATCACGGCCAAGCTTCTCATCACACCATCCTTTTACGATTCGACCACAGCGACCGGCATGACAACGTTGGCCAATACGCTGTCGGCTAATTTCTTACTCGATCTTGCAAACAACACAACTGTGGCGAATGCGATCGCCGCCCGCGGCACATCGGGAAGCCCCTGGGAAACTGCGAGCTATCGCGTGTGGTGCTGCTTCCCTGGCGTGCTGTTCCAGGACAACAGCATCGTCCCGACCGGAGTTACGATATCTGCGCAAGGCACAGTCGTTCTGGCCTATAGCACAGGCACAGTAGATTCCACACCTAGCCAGTGGTTTGCCGGCGTGCAGGCCAATGTCGATCTGACTAGGGGCTATTGGTTCTCACCATCGAACAATCCCATCAATGGTGTGTTGGGACCTGACATCGCCATGTACATGAGCGCCTTCGATCCCAACAGCGATACGAATCAGCTTAACGCTGCCGGCATTGTGACTGTGTTTAATGGCTTCGGCACTGGCTTTCGTGTTTGGGGCAATCGCAATGCAGCCTTTCCCTCAAACACGAATCCGACCACATTCATTGCTGTGCGCAGAACACTCGATGTGATTGAGCAATCAATCCAGGTGAGCAGCTTACCATTTCTCGATCAGCCAATCACCAACGGTCTGATCAATTCGATCCTAAGTGCTGTGAATGGCTTTCTGCGTACGCTCATCCAACAAGGTGCTTTGTTGACGGGCTCGGCCATCACTTACAATCCGGCTGACAACCCAGTAACGAGCCTTCAGGCCGGGCAGTTGACTTTTGAGGTTGCTGTGATGCCTCCGCCTCCAGCAGAAGAGATCATCTACAACGTTTACGTTGACATTAGTTTGCTGGCCAATCTGGGTCCGACGATTACCACCACTTCAACCAACGCGAACGTACTGCCTTAAGCTAGGGAGAATTATTTATGTCATCGCTCGTGATAAACGCTCTCTCGAACGCCAATGTATATGTTGGTGGCATAGGCTTCCTTGGCCAAGCGGCAGAAGCAACGGTTCCTCAGCCGAAGCGCATTTTCACAGACTATAAAGCTCTGGGTATGATGGCCCGGATCGAGATTCCGACTGGATGGGACAAGCTTGATGGCTCAATCAAATGGTCCAGCTTCGATGAGTCATATCTGCTACAAGTCGCCCAGTCGACAGCGGTGCTCCCGTTTAGTGTGCTAGCTGATTTGCAGACATTTTCTGCGGCTGGTGAAATTGAAGAGCAACCGGTGATTTACAACTTTACCGGTACGTACAAGGATATAGGTAAGATCAATTTCAAATCCCAGGAATTGGTTGAGTTCACGACCGAGCTTGTTGTCTATCATGTGGAGTTGTATGTCGCTGGCCAGCAGATTTACCTTTATGATGCCTTCTCGAATCAATACATTGTTGGTGGAGTAGACCAACTAGCGCTTTATAGAGCGAATATAGGTTCGTAGCACATTAGCACATTACAATTCTAGGAAACAACTTCCGGAGAACAATATGGAACGTCCCAAGCCCAATGCGGCGCCGTCTTTTCCTGTCCAGCCCAGCGCTCCTCAGCCTGAAATAGTCAAAACATTTACTCTACCATCCGGCAAAGTCGTCACAGTGCTGCGTGCTAAGGGCAAGCATCAGCGCCTGGCTCTGATGGCTGCCGGCCCGACTGCTGACCGCTACAAGATCCTTTACGCGCTCATTGCACAGATCACTCGTATCGATGGGAAGATAGTACCCATGGAAGCCTTGGACGAGATGGATTTGTCCGATTTGATCCTGATCGAAAAAGAGGTAAATGAAGTGATGGGCCCTTTAGGGGCGGCGAAGGAGGAAGTGGAAAAAGAGCACTTACCATCATAAGATTCAAGGATCTGGGGGCCTTGCTTGAATTCGGCCTTGGTGCCCAGGAAATGGACGACATGGAACTTACCGATCTATTTGGTTGGTATGAAGTCCTGGTTGAGTATTCAAAAGAGATGAAACCCCATGGCTGAAAATGAAGATCAGTCAATCCTCAAAGTTTTAGTCGAGCTGACCGATGAGATATCGGAACCACTTCACGGCATTCAGGAACGTGTCGAATCCTTTGATCATTCTCTTGAGGATTTGAGTGCTGCATTTGCTGGTCTGTTCGGCTCCTACGAAATCCTTGAGCACATCATAGAACCCGCAGCTAGCTTTCAAACAGCTCAAACAGGTATAGCGCTAGCGGCCGGGCTATCCGCTGAAAAGCTTGATGAACTCAAAGAGCAGGCATACGCCTTATCCGTTGTATTGCCGCGTTCGGCCGAGGACATCGCTGGCGCGCAAGAGGAACTGTACAAGACTCTTGGCAATATCGATACGGTAAAGGATGTAATTGATCAAGCTACAAAGATGGGTGAGGTCATGGGGGGAAGTGCCACAGAAGGTGCCCAACTTCTGGCTACCACTTATCAAAACCTAGGGGACTTAAGCACACCAGTGGCCGATAAAATGCAGATCATGGCCAATAAGCTTACCTACTTGCTAACTGTTTTCCCGCGAACCGGCGCAAGTGCAAGCCAAACGGCCAACAGTTTCGCCCGGGTGGCTGCAGCTACAAAGAGTTTTGGTGTGTCAGTAGACGATACGCTAGCTCTTATGTCGGAATTGGCTCGTTTACATGTTGGTGTGGGTGGCCGCGGGGCTGGCATCTATGCGCAGGAGATCATTACAGCTTTGGGAGAACTTGATACACACGGTGTCCCTAAACTTGAAAAGTATGGGTTGATAATAGCAAAGACTAGGGCCGGGCAACTCGAGCTTGTAAAAACGCTGAGAATGCTCGCTGATATGCCTGCTGCCAAGCAGGCAAGCATCCTCGGTCATCTAGGCGAGCGCGGTCAATACTTAGCACTCTTACTACCTCATTTGAAAGACTTGATTGATGTGCAGAAAAACTATGCAGCCATCACGGCGCAGACAGGGGAGGAAGACAAGGCTGTAGCCGTCATAGGGGCTACTTTAAATGTAAAAATTCAAGAGTTGAAGAATAGCTTCATCTCCCTAGCTGATAGTTTAGGTACATTCGCATTGCCACAAATAACTGCGTTGACGGATTTGATGACCGACGCTGCAAAAGCCTTACTTACCTTTCTTGACAAGCACCCCAAATGGTCTGTTTTTATCGCTGATGTAGTCTTGGCGACCACAGCGGCGCTTGCTTTAGGTGGGGCTATCAAGATAGTGAGTGTGGCTTGGGGTTTGCTGAACACTGTCGTCGAAGCGACCGGCCTCATAAGTGTTGTAAAGAACTTGTGGTTGATTACTAGTCTGCTGGGTGACTTGACACTTGAGTCGTTGCCGGCTTTTATTGGTCTGCTTTTTGGGGCTGTGAGTCCGGTCGGTTGGATTCTTCTCGGGGTCGCCGCCGTGGCTGTCATCAGCTATGAGATATATAAGCATTGGGACGCGATCTCAAATGCCATTGGGAAGGCTGTTGAGTATCTGCACGATTTCATCGCTTACGGACTTGGCATATCGAAAGGAGGCACGCTTGATACTTTATTGGGAAACGCTTTGGGACAATCCGCTTATTCGAGTGAGTTGGATCTGAGGTCGCGCGGCACGCCTTTTATTGGCGGTGCTCCCAACTCCCAATTGACTTTCCACTATGCTCCGACCATTCATCACAGCGGCAGCGCGCAGGGATTGAAAGAAGTGCTTCAGGAGCATGGTGACGATATGCTGGGCAAGATCGAGGAACAACAACGTCAGCAACAGCGCCTAGCCTTCAAAGACCCAACACTGGCCCCGAGTTTTTAAAGGATGCACAAATGATAACCAAAGAACAGTTGATAGCACGGTCGCTTGAATTGGGGCTTGACATGCGTGACTGGGAAGAGCCCAGGATTCAACAGATACTCAACATCGTGAATGAGCCGGTCTGCTTTCCGAAAGTAGAACCTAAGTTTAAAGATGACTGGTGGAACACACCAATCTCCTACATCTATTGAATTTGGCCCACATGTTCGCTAGTTTCGGTACGCTCAGCTTCGAGGTGCTCGCCTCCCCCACAAAGTGGGAGACAGGAAAGAAGTACAGCTACGCCAAAGTTGAGGTAATTGGTGCGCCACCGATTTTACAATGGATCTATGACGACTTGCGCCATGTGGAAATAACCATCATGTTGCATCAGCTTTGGTGTAATCCGCAGGGAGCCATTCAACAGTTCGCCTTGCTGGCGAATACTCATGCCGCGCAGAACTTTGTCCTGGGGAATGGTACGAATCTGGGCCAGTTCGTGATTGAGTCTTTGCACTCCAAGCGTGAGTGGATGGGAGACAACGGCTATCTAGTGCAGGCAGAGCTTGAAATTACTCTGATGGAGTATGTGGCCTCTGCGCTGCCTCAGGGTGCTCCTCCGGCCGATGCAACAGCTCTGGGTGTAGCTGCGCCCGCCGTAAGCAATCCTCAGTTCGTGACGCCGGGTCAGGCGATTCAGACCGTTCCATCCTCTGCTGCGCCTGATGGAATCGCATTTAATCCCAGTGGTTATCAAGCCGTACCGCTGGAAACGATTGCGAGAGCTGGAAACTAGATGCGGTTAATTTGGACTCCATCAGGTAATTCTACTTGCTCCATTGCTGATTGCGATTACAAGAGTTTATGGGAAGGTAAGTGCTATGCTCACATACTCGGCAAACAACCTAAGTTTTCCTTCGAACGTTTTAAAGAGCTCAATGAGCTCGCAGCTCGAAAAGACGAACTCTTGTGGACTAGTCTTGGTGAGCGCATTACGCTTGAGGAAGGTGAGATGATCCTTCGACGGATACAGGAAGGGAACTCAGATTGCCCATAGTCGTAATTCCGGGGCAAGAATCCCCCTATCTCTTGAACACAGTCCTGGCGGCGATGACCTATCCCACGCCGCCGTCCCAGGGTCTGCTGTACACGGCGAAAGGGGATCGTTGGGACAATATCGCTTACGCAATGTACGGTGATCCCACACAGGTAGAATCATTGATTCAGAATAATCCTGGGGTGCCGGTCGCCGACTACGTGGCAGCAGGCACTCCGCTCTTTGTTCCGCTGATCGAGGTGAGTACGACCTCTACATCAAGTACACCCTGGGGCTGAGCATGAATAAACTTTGCCGTTACTGCGGGCAACCGATGAAACCGAAGGGCATAAAGAAATTGCCCAATGAGTATGATCATGCACAAGGTTGTCCTTACAGCAGGAATGAGAAATTCAAGTGCGGCCATCCGAAGACCAAGGAGAATACCTGGGCACCCCCGAGATGCCGCACTTGCCATAATGAGATACAGCGTAAAGCCAAGCAAAGGAAGAAATGCAAGTAGCAACCCCACAATGGCAAATGCTCTATGGAGGGACCAATATCACTGGTAACCTCAATCAGCATGATGCCCGTGTGGATTACTACGAGGTAATCGGGGGCAAAGCCAACCATTTAGAGATAACGCTTGAGGATGCTTCGAAAGCGTTTCAGAACAATCCACCGACGGCGGGCACTGTAGTAGGGCTGTCCATTGGGTACGTAGGCGCTAGTCTCGTCAATTGTGGGAACTTCGAAGTAGACGAATGGCAATTTAATGGTCCTCCCGATCTCTTTGTGCTGCGTTGCCTGCAGGCCGGCATCTCTCAGTCCCTGCGCACACCAAAGTCAGTAGCCTGGAACAACATGGATTTGACAGCGATTGCCAATCAGATCGCGAACAACTATGGGATGACGGCCGTCGTCGACGCAGTTGTTCCCAATGTTTACTACACAAGACTTACCCAGAGACTGGAGTCAGATCTTGGCTTCCTGCACAGAATCTCTAACGCTCATAACTACGACTTTCAGATTCGTGGGAGTCAGCTGGTCTTTTATTCGCGTCCCCAGCTTGAGGCAGCAAATCCTGTTGCTACTCTGGCGAAGACGGATGTTAACCGTTTCCGTATCCACAAGCAGCATGTGGGCCACAGATCATACAAGAGTGCGAAGGTTGGATATTTCAATCCTCAGTCAAAAGCTTTAGTCCAGCAGCTTGCGACCGATCCTAACGCTACCTCGCAGGACATTCTGAACATCGTCGAGCGGATGGAGAACACACAGCAGGCGACGTTGCGGGCTGCGTCTCACTTGCACACTGCGAACATGCTTCAAATCGAAGGTGAATTTACAATTCCGGGGACGATGCTGTTCCGGGCCGGGAACACGATGATGATTCAGGGCTTTGGTGACTTTGACAGTGTTAAATTTATCATTCACAAGGCCAGGCATACAATGACCCCGCGGGGCTACTACACAACCTTGACGCTCCGCAATACGATCGTGGGAACGCTAACCCAGATCATCGATGACACGTATTTAGAGTGAGGTGAATGTGTGACCGTATCCAGGGAACTTACCAAGAAAGAGGAAATGGTCCTGATTTTGATTGCCAAGGGCCGAAGTGACCGGGATATAGCAACTGAGATGGCCATAAGCATTAACACGGTAAAGAACTACGGTTACAGCATCAGAAACAAACTTGGGATGGATGATCGTGTCAGTATGGCCATGCACGCGGTCAGAGTGGGTTTGATAATACCATGAAACGACCAAAACCAAAGATATGGCCAGATCATGTAATTGCCAGCGCAACTAAGCGCAGAGGAGTGAAACGCTCTCCTGAAATGTGTAAGAGGATGTCAGAGGCCCACATGGGTAAGAAGCTCCCGCCTCGGTCACCGGAATGGTGCTCAAAAATATCCTTAGTACATCGAGGAATGGGGCATTCTGAAGAAACAAGAAAAAAGCTTGCTCTGATAAACACCAAGCATGGAAATGCACGACGCTCTGTCCGCTATAGGGCTTGGGAGCGCGCAGTTAAAGTGAGAGATAACAGAACGTGTAGATATTGTGGTAAGGCTGATCTCAAAGGCAGAAATTGTCAAGCACATCACATTCTTGACTATGCAACTCATATCGAAGAGCGCTACAACGTAGACAATGGGCTGACTTTATGTGTCTCCTGTCACGCCAAAGAACCTAAAATTAAGAAAGAGACGTAAATGAGCGAAGTCTACACACAGCAGTTTCATCCAGCATTCCGCACCGGTCTTGTCTATGCTGTACAGATAAGTCCATTTCCCGCTTGTCAGGTTCAATTTCCAGATAGAGGCGGGATTGTTACCACGTGGTTGCAGATTAGTTATCCCTGCACCGGTCCTAATAAATTCTTTTGGTTACCTGCGATTGGGGATCAGGTAAAAGTGTCGATGGACGAAAACGACGAGTACGGCTCAGTTGATGGCAGTCTCTACTCACTGATCGACGGACCGCCAGCCGGCGCCTCGACGACGACGTTCATCATCGAGTTCTCTGACGGATCGGTGCTGATGTACGATACAGCCACGCACGCATTGACTGTGACTTTGGGCTCAAGCGCCACTGCGATATTGCAGAGCGCTGCGGGAGGCTCGATTGCTTTGGATTCGTCAGGCGGGATTCAGATTAGTGTCGCTACTACCTTGTCGATTACCCAAGGGACTGGCGACACAGACTCACTTGCTCTCGTATCGTTGCTTGTTGCCGCATTCAACAGCCACGTCCACTCGGCTGATGATACTCCGCCAACGGTCCAGTGGACCCCAGCAACAGTAGCTACTCCGTTTGTGAAGGTGACATAAGTTATGAGCACAAGGCACACGATCTATGCAAGTGATTTAGACAAGGATGAGCTTTCTATATTTTGGGACTATGCTAACTTGGCTTACTTTGTTGAGGTTAAATCAATGAAGGGAAGGCAAGAGAATCTAACCTCTGAATATGTGATTGTGCCTTTACCAGAAAGGTTAAGGCTAGCACTTGGGCTTTCTCCTGATGGCCCGGGAAGCATCACTGATAAAGACGCTAGAATCTAATGGCCTCCATCCCCTACGCAACGGCCGCAAACATCCAGTCCCAAAGCTGGAGTCTGGAGCTTGACTCGACAGCGGGCGGAGGGCAAGGAAGTGGCCTAGGCAAAATTGTGCAGGGAATAGGCGATATTCACCAATGCCTGCAAATCCTGTTCTCAACTATTCCTGGGGAAGATCCTTGGCGGCCAACGTTCGGATGCAACCTGCTTAGCTTTCTCGACATGCCGCTCGCGGCCGCTATTCCGGCCATTGTTTCGGCAGTTACTGATGCCATCAATATTTGGGAACCACGCATTATCTTAGAGGGTGTACAAGCTAGCTATTCCCCTGCGGAGATAAGTCAGCTTACAATCACTGTGACCTGGCAGCCCAACTTAGGAACTCAGACGCCCACGTCGAGCACCATTGGTCTGCAAACCACAATCTTGATAGTGCCGGGAGGAACAACCTAGATGGCCGTCGCGACTGCATTGCGCGGGGTGAGCCATTCCAGTAGTCATCCCATCTAATCAACTGCCAGCGGCCACAGGCACGCCACAGACAGTTCCGGTCCAGCTTCCGAACCCGACATTCGTCAACGATTCGGATGGGCTCGATCCTACATCCGTGCTTGCGGATATGGTTTCCTATTTCCAGACGGAAGCCGATCGCACTCTTTATCCAGCCCAGCTCGAACAGCTTCTCATCAATCTTTACGCCTATCGCGAGATCCTTGTCCGGAACAATATTCAGTACTGCGGAATGCAGAACCTGGTTGCCTTCGCTGTTTATCCCATGCTGGATTATCTGGGAGCCTTCTACGATCTTCCACGTTTCCCTGAGCAGCCGGCAAGCTGTACTCTTCAATTCACATTAGGAGCGGTTCAAGGAAGCTCCGTATCCATCCCAGCCGGAACGAACATAGGTACAACTGATGGGCTATTCATCTTTACTACCACCGTGCTCCTGGTCATATCCGCGGGTGCCCTGTCGGGCGTGGTATACGCAACCTGCACAACCTACGGTGATGCAGCCAACGGATATGCCCTGGGTGCAGTCAGTGTTCAACTTCCCGCCCTGACACCTACGATGACGGTCACAAACACGACCATCACCGCAAATGGCGCCGCAGAGGAAACAGACAATCACTATCGCTCGCGCATCCAGGCGGCGCCAAACAATCTGACGACGGCCGGCCCTTCAGGTTCCTATCGTTCCCTAACCCTCGATGTCTCCCCCACAATTGTTGACGCCCAGGTCGTGACTCCGGTTCCTGGTACTGTGCAGGTTTACGTGCTGGCAGGCCCTGCAACGGTTCCGTTGGGTCCTCCCAACAATACGGGCCTCCCTACGGCTGAACTCCTCACAGCGGTCAACGATGCGCTATCAGCGGCCGACGTACGACCACTCTGCGATACAGTTCTAGTCTCGCCGGTCGCCGAAGTCGACTATCAGGTTTCAGGCTCGATCACGCTTTACGCGAATGCGGACTATGCCTCTGTCGCTGCGGGCATCAATGCCGCCGCCCAGAACCTTGCCCTGTCGCTTGCGGCAGCAGTCCAGCAGGACATCATTCTCAATCAGTGGATTACAGCCTTGAGTGTTGCAGGTGTCTACAATCTTGATATCACATTAGCAGCGCAACTAGGTGGTACGTCTCTTACGCCCGCATCCGATGGCAGCTTTCTGCTGACTTCCGGACAGTGGGCGAATCTAACATCATTTACACCTGTGATTGTGTTTGGTACGCGGTTGCAGCCGGGGAGCTGACTTGATGAAAAGACTAGCTCTATTTTTCTTTCTGTTGACAGGCTTACTGGCGCACGCCCAAACAACCCAGATCCTGGGGACGAACATCAGCTATGCGACAGGTGGAACGATTACAGGTCAGTTCTGTATGTCACCTACGGATGGTTCAGGCAATCCCATCAACATCACAACTTCAAACGGCCAGGGACTTGCTGGCAATGTTCCTACCTGCTTTGCCATAGTTAATGGCACGTTGGCCAGCAACGCGATTGTGCCCGATGTTCAGCTTTCGAATCCGATCGACTTCTGCTACAAGACGACGATCTCTGATCTTTCCGGTGGCCCGGTTCTCAACACTTATCCATGCTTGCAGCCGACCGGCTCAACCTGGAATTTTAATACGTACGTGCCTGCGGCGTTGCCCCTGACTTATCAACTTCCACAGTTCTATACCAATAGTGTTCAAAACCCGAATCAACTCCGGTTGAACATCATCGGCAGCACCGGGATTAATGCTGTCTACGGTAGCGGAGGAAATGTCACACTCAGCTTGACTGGGGGTACAGGTGGTATTGATTGGCTAGGCGATTGGAGCAGCTCAACATCCTATGTATCCAGCAACGGCGTTTCCTACGAGGGCTCGTCTTACTACTGCTTGCAGGCCAATACAAACGTCGTGCCCACAAACACGACTTACTGGGCATTGATCGCTCAGGCTGGCGCCACGGGACCCACAGGTCCAACCGGGCCAACTGGCCCTACAGGTGCAACAGGCCCGACCGGATCAACGGGCTCGACGGGTCCAACTGGCCCAGCTGGTCCTACGGGCCCGACCGGGGCGACTGGTGCAACCGGGGCAGCCGGGAGTGCAGCAACAATAGCCGTACAAAGTACCACAACTCTTGCCCCCGGTGACGCTGCGACAGTCGTCAATAATGGCTCAAGTTCGGTAGCCAACTTAGCCTTTGGTATTCCACAGGGAGCTACTGGTGCGACCGGCGCAACTGGGGCGGCAGGAAGCAATGGCGCCGCGGCAACGATTGCTGTGCAGAGTACAACAACCCTTGCTCCAGGAGATCCTGCCACAGTTGTTAACAATGGTACGAGTTCAGCAGCAAATCTTGCTTTTGGCATCCCTCAGGGAGCAACGGGAGCCACAGGCCCGACGGGGCCAACGGGGCCAGCAAGCTCACCGGGCGGAGCCACCACGAACGTCCAGTTTAACAATTCTGCGGTGTTCGGCGGAGACTCAACCTTCACATTCAATTCGACGACTAAGGCCGTAGGTGTTTCGAGCCTGCTCACAAACAACATTCTTGGCACGAGCGGGGGATTGACAATCTCCGCAGCCACTGGCCAGCAGACGCATCTGAACAACGTCACTGCGTTCGGCATGTCCGGAGATAACTGGACCACGAATGAGCTGAACACTTACATCTATGTGGACGGTGTGAATGGCGCGGGCATTAATCAGGACCCGGTCGCGTGGTCGTCTTCTGGAGCCTACCCATGGTGCCAAGAGGTCAGCTACTCTGGCGGCAACTATCTCATGACCCAAGTGGGCGGGAATGTGGGTACAACACCCGGCACTAATTCGCAGATATGGTATCCCATTACCAATGGGTCTATTCCAACGCAACTTGATTGCGCATTCTACACGGCTGCAGCCGAAATCGTGTCTGGCACGGGAACTGTGGCTAGCGGTGGAGTGGGCTCGACGATCATTCTTGGAACCGCTGGACGCTACTACACGAACATCGGGCTGACGGAACCAACGGTCTCCTCGGCTGTTTCCCCGGTCGTCAACATCACCGGCCCCGGACGGACGCAGGCAACGATCTACCAGGGATCATCCAAGGGAGATGGATTACCAACCTTGTACGTTCCCGACACCCTAACGCCCTATGCCTTCTCAACCTTCAAGTGGTCAGGATTCACGGTAGATGCACATTATCAAGCTTGTCCGGCAGTCGCAATCCACGGTGCACAGCAATTTACAATGAACGATATCCTGATCGCGGATGCGACAGACGGCTGCGATCATGAAATTGAGCTAGGAGACGCGTCAAGTCAAGAATATGGGTGGGTATTTGAGCCGGATTTGAATCTTGTGGATCTGGGAACCTTCGAGGGATTCGGTTCTGGCGCGTATGGTGCCTGCACAGTTTCCGGTGGAACGCCGTCCTGCACGGTTACGGCTGGAGGCAGTGGCTATGGCTCAGCAGACACAAAGGTGATTCCCGGAGGCACTTCTGATTTCGGCAAGCCATGCAATACGAATGGTACATGGACGGCAACAATCTCCGGAGGAGCCATTACGGCCATCACGATCTCTGGAGCGAGTGGCTGCGTTGCCCCGGTCTATCCGATCATCTTCAGCGGGCCGAACATCAACTACGGCTACAAGCTCTCTAACGTCTCAGACGCAAAGAATCTGCGCAACATGACCGATGGTGGGGTGGGTTGGTTGGCTGGGATGTGGATCAACGATATAGACAACGCCATTAAGGTCTACAACTATCACCCGGAAGCTGTCGTCGAAGGCGTCTATCAATCTGGCATCGCTGATTTCTATTCCCTGCAATGCGACACCGTTTTTCAATACTGCGTTGACTTTGAAGGTGAAGGCATCACCAATCTCTATTCCCCGGAGATCGAGTGGAACAACGCTAACATGACGGCATCTCGGGACTTCTACATAGGCAACGCGGCCACCAACGGCGTACCCGGATACACCGCGCCGATGGCAATTAATGTATTTGCTACCAATTGTCTCAATCAAGCTCAACAGCCTGGATATGCACACTGGGATTCAAACCAAGGTGTAATCGATTCGGTCGTCGGTGGTGACGAAGCGCAGTTGCCCAACTTTGTGCATGTTCAAAACGATATGTACTGCAATCAGGTATATGCGGGTGGTAGCCCGAACCCAATCACCCAAATAACGCCGAGTGTCCTTGGGAACAACTTCACCATCTCGAACGGCTTTGTGGGTGCAGGGTGGAATTTTGGTGTCACGCCTGGAGCGCTGGGTGGGAGTGGGGCCGGCTCAAGCGTAATGAATCTGAGCCAATACAACAGTTATGGCGCGATCGGACAATATCAATTCAACTTCCAAAATCCCACCGCTTCGACCAGCGGAAATGACCAAAACTCGCCCATTGTCGGTATATGTGGAACTTACTACGGCAGCTCAATTTCGAATCCTTCCTGCTCCACACTGCAAACAGCTTTCTCCGGAACCTCAAGCACTCTCGAATTCGCGGGAGCGGGGGCATATTCCTTCGATCACAACATTAGCGCCCCAAACATTCCCACCGTGATTGCCAACACGACTTTTACCAGCGCAACCACTACTGTGAGTGCCAACACGTGCAGCGCAAGTGCTGTAACGGTGACTATGACCGGGGTAGCTACCTCAAGCGTTTTCGTGATCACGCCGAGCACGGACGTAAGTGGATCGAATGGATGGGGAGCCAACGGCGGCCTAGTGATTGATGCGTGGCCAACTTCGAACACGCTCAACTATAAGATTTGCAACCAGTCCGGCTCCAGTGTGACTCCGGCAGCTGTGACCTGGAACGTTGGTGCCAAATGATCCTGCCGCTACTCCTCGGCCTGCTCATTGGACAGTATGCGATCCCCGGCCACACCGGAGCTTCGAGCGTGGCTCCGGTTCCAGTACCTACAGCAAAGACCTGCACTGCCCAGCAGAACAGCTCGGATACGGTGACCTGCACGTTTAATACAAATCCGGTGGCGGGCGAAACGGTTCTAGTGTATGCCGTAACCTACGTAAGCCTGGCAGATACCTTGGCAGTTACCGATTCTGCTTCTAATATCTACACTGCAGTAGCGACCATCCATACGCCAACCTATTTAGCGAATTATCAGACTCAGATGTTTTACTTTGGGCCACTGACATCCTCGATCAGCACCATCACAATGACTGCGTCAGGGATCACCACTCCTACCGCATTGGTGCTTAACGCTGATACATCGACCGGGCTGGCAAGATCCGGACTGGATGGCTCTCCCTGCTATGCGGAGGGCAACTCTGTGGCGACAGCATCATGTGGATCGGCGCTCACCACGTCGGCAGCAAACGACCTGCTCTTCTGCGGAGCACAAAATGGATCGGGCAACACGATGACTCCAGAGGCAGGCTGGACTGCAGGTTCAAGCCCGAACGGATACACGCTAAATCAGTATTATGTAGAGCCCTCAGCCGGCAGCGTTACGCCGACGATCAGTATTAGCCCTAGCGCAGCTCTAACGATGACGTGTGCGGCCTTTAATCCATGACAGACGACGATCTCACTACTGATACACATTGATCAAGAAATGAGTACTGCTCCCACACTTCGGCCGCCATCGTCAATCAATGATGAGCGCACGCAAATTCACCTAGGCTTGTCTGCTCGTCTGTTTCCTCCGTTTGCAATTGCCAATGGCAAACTTGACTTGACTGATTTGCTGATCCGCACGGTGACTGCGGCTCCGCAGTCTGTGCTTCCATATCTGCTTTGGGAGTTCGATGTTTGGGATATTGCGGCGCCGATGCTCGCCTTCGGTGTAAGTTCAATGGAATTGATTCAGAACGCGATCTATCTTCATCAAATACAAGGTACGGTCTACTCAATTCAATATGCGCTCGAATTAATGGGCCTGACCAATGTTGTGCTCTATGAAGGTGCAGCTCTCTGGGGAGGCGCCTATCCGGTTAGCCAGGCTTGGGCTGTCTTTCGCGTATCCTTTGCCGAAGTCAGTTCCCTCAATCCAACCCAGCTGGCGCAGGTTACACAGGTTATCAATTTCCTGAAGCCGGCACGCTGTCTGCTCGACGCAATCATTGTGGGCTCGGTCTATTTTGCCGATGACGAGATCCCCACTATTTCAGGCAACACGGCGACACTGACGGCTGGCGCAGCGCCGTCAGGCGGTTTGCTGTTCTACGTCAATGGCATTCTTTGGACACAATACATTGACTACATCCTGGTGGGAACTACGGTAACGTTCATAAATACGTTGCCTTCAGGAGCAATCGTCAGAACTTGGTACGCTTACAACGTCGCTCCGACGAACATTTTCTATGTTCTGCCCACAGGCACAAAGAATGGCTCAAATCTTGTCTTCAACTTATCACTTGTGCCAAGCCCGGCAAACTCGCTAGAGTTTTATCGCAATGGCCAATTACTGACTTACGGAGTGGATTTCACGCTCTCGGGCGCAATTGTGACTCTGTCGGGTAGCGGAGGCGGCGCGGCTCCGATCTCTACAGATGTGCTTTTCGCTACCTTCCGGATCGGCACAGATCCGTTGCTGTCTTCAATTGGCTTTGCGTCAGATGAGACGCCATCGCGTGTAGGAGGGAATACCTATTCGCTGCTTAACAATCCCAATCCGAGTCAGAGTTTGAGGCTGTTTCGAAATGGCGCCTTACTTGTGCTGGGAACGGACTACACTATATCGACAAATCAAATAACGATCACGTCGATCGCCATTCAGCCCACGGATGTGCTGTTGGCATACTACCGTTTCACGATCTAAGGGAGGGTACTGACAATGCGCAAGGCACTCCTGCTGCTCTCCCTGGTCTTTGCTGCCATCCCTGGGCTAGCACAAACGCAGATTGATTTGACTACCCAGGTAAAGGGTATTCTGCCGCCGGCGAATTTTGCCAATTCATCTCTTACGAATACGACCGTTCTTTACAACAACTACTACCAAGGCATCTATAGCGCGACCGTTACTTACTCCCAAGGCCAGATGGTCACGTCTTCTGGCACTACGTATATATCTCTCATCAACAGCAATCTCAATAACACCCCAGCTAGTTCGCCTTCTGATTGGGCTGGAGTCGCGAGTGGTGAGGGAGGCAATGTTACCTCTTGCTCCCTGACGACCAATACCCTCCCGCTTGCCACCGGCGCGGGCGCCATATGCAACTCACTCGTAACAGATATCTCAGGCGTGCTGAACTACTCGGGCACAAACGTTACCTTTCCTAAGTTGACTATAGGTAGTGTGGGCTCGGGTAACTACGTGATCGTAGGGACAGACACACTTGGCAACCCTGGCACACAGTATTTCAGTTCTAATCCTTCCTATGGGGTTACTGTCGATGCGACTGGCTTCTACGGGCCAGGGGTCAATGCAGGTGGAGTAACTGCTGGGGATCTGGTAGTTAGCGGAAATACAAATCTAGGTGAACTGGGCAACGGTGTCCCGGGTTCCCCAATCTATGTGAACCAATACGGTGGCGGGGCCATTGCCATGCAGTTCAATGGTGGGGTTTACGTCACGGGAGCCATCGAACTTTCAAATGGCTTTGGGACTTCCGGACAGGTGCCAGTCTCTGGCGGTCCCAGTGGGGTGGCAGCTTGGGGCACTGTTGGGGGCAGCACGACCTATCCCGGTGCTGGAGTAGCAAACTCTACAGGAAGCGCCTGGGCGACTTCCTACACGGTGGGCACAGTTGCCAATGATCTTGTCCAACTGAATGGATCCGCGGCCCTCCCAGCCGTATCCGGTGCGAATCTGACAGCCATCACAGCGGCGAACATATCTGCCGGCACGGCAGGAATCAGTATTTCAGGCTCGGCCGCCAATCTGGCCGGATGCACAGGCTCGACGGCCGGTGATGTTTGTTACTGGAATGGCAGCAGTTGGGCTCGCCTGGCCGGGAACACAAGCGGAACTCTTTATCTGCAGGAGAACGGCTCAGGGAGCCCTTCATGGGCAGCGTCGAGCACAGTTTATCCCGGAGCGGGCGTAGCCAACTCCACGGGCTCGGCCTGGGCTACTTCCTATACAGTCGGAACTTCAGCAAGCAATCTTGTGCAGTTGAATTCAGGTGCCCAGCTCCCAGCCGTATCCGGTGCGAATCTGACGAGCCTTACGGCCGCAAATATCTCCAGTGGCACGGCCGGAATCAATATCTCAGGTAATGCGGCCACTGCGACACAGCTCACAGGTTGTGCGGGCTCGACGGCTGGGGATTTCTGCTACTGGAATGGATCAGCCTGGACTCGACTGGCAGGCAACACAAGTGGCACGCAGATATTGCAGGAGACATCGTCAGGAACGCCTTCATGGGCTTCGGGAACAGCCTTTACATATCCAGGCGCTGGGGTGGTTTGCTCGACGGGCTCAGCTTGGTGCACGTCCTACACGGTGGGCACAGCAGCAAATGATCTAGTTGAGTTGAACGGAAGTGCCCAACTTCCCGCTGTGAGCGGGGCATTGCTGACAAATCTTCCAGCAGCGAATCTGACCGGGACAGCATCGGTCAACACGACCGGCAGTGCTGGGAGCCTGTCTGCTTTTATCGTTCCAAGAGAAACTACAGTTGCATCTGCCGCGACGATCACGCCGGGGGGTGCAGGTGGCTTTATCCATATAACTGGCACAGCCACAGTTACAACCATCACCGTTCCATCCGGATGCACTTCAACGAGCATCGTGTGTATTTATCAGATGCTTCCTGACAATGGTTTCAGCGTCGGAACTGGCGGCAATATTGATGTTGGCGAAACTATCCCAATCAACACGCCTACCCTCATTACCTGGGATCAGAATAACGGAACATGGTATTTGGGTAATTTTGGTAATGTAACTACTGGCGTGAGTTCCTTGACCTCAGGTGTTATATCTGTTGCAACAAGTCCCTATTCCATTGGCAACTCTTTGCTCTCAGATAGTGGCAGCGCGCTAACCTACTCGGGCTCAAGTGGTCTAGACCTAACAGGAAGCGGTGCCGGGATCACCATTTCAGGAGGCTCGGCTCCCGGCTATTACACGCTTGGTACAGGCACAGCATCATTGCCCAGCCTGCCTGCTGGATCTTATGGCGAAGTGGGTTCGCTTTCCGGTGGAACTCCTTATCTTCGCCAACATGCGAATACTGCGACTGCTGGCTTCGAGGAGTGGGCAGCTCCGGCCACAGAGTACGGCGTGAATGTAACTCAATCGAGTTTTGTTCATATTCCATTCCACATGGATTCGGTAACTGCTTCTGTTGCGATATATCCGCTTAATTATTATCTTTCGATTGCTTTCCCGCAGACAGCCGGTCACTTCTCCAAATTGCAGGGCTATTACGATGGCGGTGGCTGTCCGACTCCGCCGTCAATCAATGTGGCCAATATCACGCAGGCCACAGTAGGAACCGCCCTAGCGTTGAATGCAACCGGCCTAGCGCAACAATCAGAAACCTTGTCATGGAATGCGGGTGATGAAGTAGTGATCGAGATCTCCACAGCCGGCAGTTGCTCCGGTTCCTTTCACACGGTCAGTGCGGACGGGCTCATACCATGA